CAATCTGAAATCTAGATCGGATTCAACAAGGGGCGGTTCAATTGCTTCTTGTGGCTCGCCGTCACCAAAAGGATCAGTATCATCAAGATCGCCGAGTAACTCGTCAAGTTCGTGATCTTCGAATCCTAACACGTCAAGATCCTCACCCTGCTCTTTCAATCCAGTAAGGAGATCCGACAGTTGATCTGTATTCCAGTCGGCTTTTTCGCCTAGTTTGTTATCGGCTATCATGAGCAATTCAGCATCAACAGGCGACAGATCAACATAGACAACAGGCACAGTTTGCAATCCGATCTTTTTCGCCGCCTTGTATCTTGTATGACCTGCAAGGATTGTTTGATCCTTGTTGGCGATGATCGGACTAGTGAAGCCGAAGCGCTTGATCGAGTTCGCTACACTATCGACTGCATGATCGTTGTCTCTTGGGTTCTTGTGGTGCGGATGCAGTTTGTCTATTCTTACAAACTCGCCGACTTTCTGATCTTCTGTTGTTGTTTTGTCTGTGCTCATTTAATCCACCTCATCACTGTTTGATCTTTTGATCCCTTTTGCCATACGAACCAAGCATAACAAAGGGCGTTGTTATTTGTTTTCTCGTTGTTTTTCCATATTTGAATCCGCCGACTATGCACATAGATAAACTTTGGCGGATGATCAGTAAAAAGTTTATGTCGTCTTTGTGATTCTACAAACTGGATCTTGAAGAGCATTGCAACATATTTTCCAGTATTGACAATTGACAGTGCTTTTTTGACAAACTGCTCGCTGTATTTATAGGGAGGATTTGTCAATATATCACCGTCAAACTTTTGATCTTGTACTGTTAAAAAGTCTAGCACCTGCCCATATCCCCGATCAATCAAGTCTGTCGATCTGACTTTGTGATCTCGATCTTCTAACACTTTTGACAGGTTGCCCTCTCCGCAAGATGGCTCCCAAATGTGATCCGATAGTTGATGATTGTCAGCATTAAAGGCATCCAAGAAGTCGATCAATGCTTGAGGGTCTGTTGCATAGTAGTCATTGACCTCTCTTGTTTCTTCTGTATGATTTGAAGCGCCGATCACTTTCAGTATTGTCATATCACAAGGATCGCAACCGCAACATTGACAAAAGTTGTTCATTGCCGCACCAAGTAAAGACGATCAGCAACATGTTGCAAGATGATCTTTCTACAATAGACAGCAGGATCTTCATTGTGTGCAATCTGTGCTAGTACATTGATCTGTTGCATTTGTACAGGTGTCAGTTGGATCGCGATGCTATCAATGCTTACAGGCTCTGCTTTTGCTTCTGTGGCTTCTTTGATGCTCGCTCTGTCTGTCTGTCTTACTTCTTTTGTTTTGCGCTTCTGTGGCATGCTGTGCTCCAATAGGAAAGGGAGATCGTTGTGATTTCCCTTACTATATAGTACTATATTGTATATGTCAATTTCTAGGCAACGACAACACAAACCTTGTAATGATCTTTTGATATTCTTGCCCTGTGATTCTTTCCAGTTGATTGCACAGGTGAATCAAGACTTTCAGATCGGGCTGTGTAACGCCTGCAAGCCAGTTGTAAAGACTAGCAGACGACACGCCCACAAGATCGGCAAAGTTGCACACGTTGCCACCTGAACAGGCTACAATATACGATCTCAACACTGCCTGAAATGTCATTGCTTTGAATCCTCGTCTTTCTTCTTGGCTCCCATTGCTTCGGCTAGTGACATAGGCGGCACATAGTAACCATCACCGATCCTGTTTCGGCTGTCCTGTCTTTGTTTGTGCTTTCTCTTAGCTGTGTACTTGCTTAGATCTGATCGTGTTTTCTCGTAGTCTTTGCGTACTTCAGCAGGCATTTCAAACCCGTAAGTATCACACATCATTTGCCCAAATACCGAAGTCCAAAGAGGATGATCCCAACAAGGATATACAGCCTGATCATTTTCGCCTTGCTCTGTGTCTCCGATTCTGATGATCCCATCATCGATCTTCTGTTGCCAATAGTATCGGCTTTGTTCTTGTGCTGTGATGATACGATCTTGATCTGCATCGAAATACGATACACAGATCTCAGCAAACTCATCTTGCTTCTTCATCCAATCAACGATCTCGATATATGATTGATGCACGCTCTTAGAAGCAAGATCACAGGTGCAGGCTCCTTTGTAGTGTGCTGTTGCTTTGCGTTGCAGTGTTTGACGATAGCCGTAAAAGAAGATCTCACGAAATCCGCCCTCTTTGCCCTCTGAGTCTGTTCTGCAATGCTCACAATAAGACTGACCAAGTGGCACACTGTGCCAATGTTGTTTGAAGTCAGATCGGGCGTGCATATACTTAGTTACGATCTTGATTGTCGGCAACCATTCAAGTTCATTCATGAGATAGTCCTGCAAAGCCATTTTCAAGTAATCAGTGGGCACGTTGTTGAATCGCTTGAGGTATAGACCATATTGACCCTTGATCCAAAATGTATTTTTGTTGAAGTGGTCGGCTAGGTTCGACAGAAATCGAAAAAGGATCTGCCCTGTAAAACTTGTGACATAGTCGGGGTATTTCATGTTGTGCATTATTTGCTCCGTTGTTGTTTTGCTAGTTTCAGTAATCGTCTAGCAGTGTTGTATGATAGTTTGTTTTGTTTGGCGTATTGTGTCAAGTTGATCTTTTGTCGTCTCAACAGCATTAGATAGAGTTGTGAGTAATGCCAAACAGCCTGAGGATCTTCCTCTAACAGGCTGATCGGCATCTTGATATATAAGTCCATTACTTGACACGCTCAGCATGGTATTGAATACATTTATCGAAGTGACAGAAATAGATCACGACTGAAAAGATTTGTTGTCCATCTTGTGAAAGTACATACCATCTTTCAGGCTTGAAAGTGTGATCTTGATCTTGTGGAATACTAGCGAACATGCCCATAAATCTATGAAAGTCGATCGCTCGATAGTGTTGATTGATAGAGGGGATTGTGTGCATTTTGATCTCCGTTGTTGTAAGGTGGGGGATTGCTCCCCCTGTTGTTGTTGATTATTTGATAAAACGCTGTATTTGCCATTCTTCAAGTTTGTATGTACGACCATCTGAATCTTTACATGTATAGATAAAAGTATAGGATCTTGGATTATCGATCCAAATGATCTTATGCGTTAATCCTGCATGTTGGAAAGTTTGACCGATTGAAAATTTTGCTTTTCCAAAACTCATTTTGCACTCCGTTGTTGTTGTGTACATTCTCAATATATCAACTTTATTACACAGTGTAAACATATTTATCTAATCTTTTTGAAAATAGATAGCAGAAAGTTAGACAGAAAGCCCGATCATGCTCTAATCTTCGAGGTTATAGAGTTTGATCCTATTTCCTTTTTTCTATATAATTTGGAGCATCTCACTATCTTTCTATCTGACTGTCTGCCTAATTATATATTTGTAATTGTAATTATTATTATCATGGTAGCCTATCCCCTTGTAATCATTGATCTTTTTCTTGCTGTTTGTGGGCAATTTGTGGGCAATTTGTGCTCTGTTTGTGGGCAATTTGTGGGCTGAAAAAATTTTGTTCAATGATTACAGTAGTTTATCGATCTGAATTTGTGGGCAGTTTGTGCTCTGTTTGTGGTCTGTTTGTGTTTGATTTGTGTTTTGTAAAAAATAGCCTATTCTATCGGCTATATAGTGTTATATTGTTGAAGAAAAATCAACGAGGTGCAAGGTGGCTAGAAAGATGACGAAGTTCGGCAAAGAGCTCAACAAACTGATCATAGAATACTGCGGATCGGATTATATGTTTTGCCTAGACTATGGCATGCTAGAAACGACTTTGTATTCTTGGACTCATGGACGCAGTCAGTTGAATCTGCCAAAGGTCGCCCTGCTTGCTGAATACTTCGCAGACAAGAGCGGGCTTCCACCGTTACATTTTGCGATCCGTCTTGTATCGAATCATGATACAATGCTGACAGTTCAGAGCAACTTCGACAAAAAGATCAACAAACAACGTGCAAAAGAGCGGGCTAGAAAGCGGTATCAAGAGCAGAAAGACAAGGGTGATAAATGAAATACTTAGTCATAGACACAGAAACAACAGGGCTAGATCCTCGTGCTCATGAGTTGCTTTCACTTGGGGCGATCGTGATGATTGACGGCGTGATCGTGGAATCTGTACACGTCAAGATCAAGCCTAGAAACATCGACAACGCAGATCCGCAGGCTTTACAAGTCAACGGTTATACTCCGTACAGGTGGAAGAATGCGATCGATGGTGAATACGCTGTTGGAATCATCAAGCACTTCTTTCTATCTCATCAAGATGCTATCTTGGTTGGTCATAATGTCGGCTTTGATATTCGATTTTTACAGGCATTTGCAGACGAGTTCAATAACAAGTTTATGATCCCGACTCCGTACATAGATACAAGGGACGTTTGCAGGGTCAATCTTGCGCCGTATGGGCTTCAAAGCATGTCACTTGATAACATATGCGAGTTTCTAGGGTGGAAGCGTAGGAAAGCCCACACAGCCCTTTCTGATTGTGAGGATTGCATCAAGATCTTGCGCTGCATGTGCCCACCGTCTCCAAAGTTTATAGCATACATCAAAACAAGAGCATTGATTGCAAGGGTTAAGGGGTTATTTTCATGAGTTCAATCAACAGGGTTACAAGTCGATCGTCAGTGTCGGCTATCGGATCGAGTTTCAACATTGCCAAGCGGATCGAT